GAGAACAAAGTATATGGAGTCATTAATAAGAGATATGCAAACAAGAGAGCTAAATGAATTTGCTGCTCAAGAGTTTGGTGTCAACTTATTTGAAAATGATCCAGAAACATTACCTAAAAATAAAGAAGAGTTAGATTTGCATATGCAACTCAGCTATAAGCAAGAGGTTGAGTTAGCTGAAGAGCAAGCTCTAAATGTTTTATTAGAAGGTAATAATTATAATCTTATTAGAAGAAGGTGTAATTATGATTTAACTACAATAGGGATTGCCGCTGTAAAAAATACTTTTAATAAATCAGAAGGAGCTAAAATTGAATATGTAGATCCAGTTGATTTAGTTTGGTCTTATACTGATTCGCCTTACTTTGAAGATATTTATTATGTAGGAGAAATAAAAAGAGTTCATTTAAACGAGCTTAAAAAAGAATTTCCTTGGTTAACAAATGATGAATTACAAGAAATATCTTCTCAGTCTTATCAAAGTAATGGTTTTTATGATAGATCAATTACTAACTACGATGAAACCGACTCAAATACTGTACAGGTTTTATATTTTAACTATAAAACTTTTACAAATGAAGTTTATAAAGTTAAAGAAACTTCTACAGGAGCATCGAAAATAATACCAAAAGATGATGATTTTAATCCACCGCCAGAATTATATGAAGAGTATGGTATTGAAAAAGCGTCTCAATCATTAGAAGTTTTATATGAAGGTGTTAAGATACTAGGAGGCAGAATGCTTAAATGGGAGCTTGCTAAAAATATGATACGCCCTAAAAGCGATTATACAAAAGTAAAAATGAACTACAGTATTGTAGCCCCTAGAATGTACAAAGGAAGGATTGAATCTCTTGTTAGTAGAATAACGGGTTTTGCAGATATGATACAACTAACTCATTTGAAACTGCAACAAGTTATGTCAAGAATGGTTCCAGATGGAGTTTACTTAGATGCTGATGGTTTAGCCGAGGTTGATTTAGGTAATGGAACAAATTACAATCCGCAAGAAGCACTAAATATGTTTTTCCAAACAGGTTCTGTTATAGGTAGGTCTTTTACTCAAGAAGGAGATATGAATCCAGGAAAAGTGCCTATTCAAGAAATATCTACAGGAGCAGGAGGTGGAAAAATACAAAGTTTAATTGCTAACTACAACTATTATCTACAAATGATAAGAGATGTAACAGGCTTAAACGAAGCAAGAGATGGTAGTACCCCTGATTCTAGAGCTTTAGTTGGCGTTCAAAAATTAGCTGCTGCAAATTCAAATACAGCAACTAGACACATATTAGATGGTAGTTTATTTTTAACTTCTGACCTATGTGAAGGTTTATCGCTTAGAATATCAGATATATTAGAATATTCACCAACAAGGGAAGCTTTTATACATAAAATAGGTAACCAAAACGTAGCTGTCTTAGAGGAGATGAGTGATTTATACTTATATGATTTTGGTATATTTATTGAATTACAGCCTGATGAAGAACAAAGAGCAGTTTTAGAAAACAATATTCAAGCAGCTGTACAAAGTGGTTTAATAGATTTGTCTGACGCTATAGATTTAAGAGAAATTAAAAATATAAAATTAGCTAATCAATTACTAAAACTTAGAAGAAACGAAAAACAAATAAGAGATCAGCAAATACAACAACAAAATATACAAGCTCAAGCAGAAGCAAACGCTCAAGCTCAACAAGTAGCCGCTCAGGCTGAAGTGCAAAAGCAAGAAGCTATCACGCAACAAAAGATTATATTAGAGCAAACAAAAGCTCAAATAGATCAACAAAAATTAATGCAAGAGGCTTCTTTGAAAAAAGAGTTAATGCAAATAGAGTTTGAAATGAATATGAGTTTGAAAGGTATAGAAGTTCAAAATAAAAAATATGAGATAAAAGAAAAAGAAGATCGTAAAGATAAAAGAACTGAATTACAAGCAACTCAACAAAGCGAATTAATAGAACAAAGACAAAACAATTTGCCGCCGAAAAATTTTGAATCATCAGGTAATGATATACTTAGCGGTAATTTCAACTTAGGTTCCTTTGAGCCTAAGTAATAATAATAGTAATAATTATATAATATTTTATCATGTCAGAAACAAATGAAGAAGCTTTAGCAACACAAGAAGTTGCTCAAGAGCAAAAAACCGAAGAAAATAAAGCTATGTCTTATGATGATGGCATTATTAAAGTAAATTTAAACGAATTAAATAATACAACTGAAAATGCCGTTCCAGAGCAAAAAACAGATGCAAGCGATGATACTATCGGACAACCCGAAAACAGTAGCGACAGCAAAGAAATGGTTGAAGAAGTACAAAACACCCTTCAAAATGAGGAACAACCCGTTCAAGAAGAACCTGAATCTGTAATTGAAGAAATACAAGAAGAAAAAGTTCAAGAGCAAGTAGTTGATCTACAAGAAGATATACAAGAAGCTATAGCTGAACAAAAAGAATTAGGAGTAGAACTTCCTGAAAATATTCAAAAAGTTGTAGATTTTATTAATGAAACAGGTGGAAGCCTTGAAGATTATGTTAAATTAAATACTGATTACTCTTCTTTAAATGATGATCAGTTATTAAGAGAATATTACGAAACAACTAAACCTCATTTAGATAAAGAAGAAATTGATTTTTTGATGGAAGACAATTTTTCTTATGATGATGACATAGATGATGAAGTAGATATTAAAAGAAAAAAATTAGCTAAAAAAGAAGAGCTATCAAAAGCTAAGCAGCATCTTGATAGTTTAAAAACTAAATATTACGAAGAAATAAAAGCTGGATCTAAACTAAATCCAGAACAACAAAAAGCGATTGAATTTTTTAATCGTTATAAAAAAGAAAACGCGGAAGCAGCAAAATTAGCTGAACAACAAGTTTCTACATTTAAAAACAAAACAGAAAAACTTTTTTCTAATGATTTCAAAGGTTTTGATTTCAACGTTGGAGAAAAGCAATTTCGTTTTAAAGTAAATAATGTAGATCAAGTAAAAGACACTCAAAGCGATATTAATAATTTTGTCAAGAAGTTCTTGAACGAAAAAAATGAAATTAGTGACGCAGCGGGTTATCATAAGTCTTTGTTTACAGCTATGAACGCGGATAAGATTGCGCAACATTTTTATGAGCAAGGTAAAGCAGATGCTATTAAACAAAGCGTAGCTAAAGCAAAAAACATTGACATGTCTCCTCGAGGAACTCACGAAAGTGTAGAGCAATTAGGAGGTTTTAAAGTTAAAGCAATAAATCCCGGAGCTCCTTCTAAGTTTGGAATTAAAACTAGAAAATAAAAAATTAAAAATTAAAAAATTATGGCAGGTTCATTTACAGGAAGTGCAGGAGCATTAGCTCATTTAACTCCACGTCCTACACAAACACTATTTAATGATAACTATTTATCATTATCTCAATTAGATTTTACACAACAATTCTTACCAGAAGTATACGAAAAAGAAGTAGAGCGTTATGGAAACAGAACAATCTCAGGATTTTTACGTATGGTAGGAGCAGAAATGCCAATGGCTTCTGATCAAGTTGTATGGTCTGAACAAGGAAGATTACACATTGCTTATGACGACGTAACTGTTGTATCTGCAACTTCTATCACTATTCCAGCTGTATCTGGAGCTTCTAAAAACCTTATTGGTCCTGGAGCTACAATTGTTATTGCTGATTCTACTGGTTTAACTGTTGAAAAAGCATATGTTAGCGCTGTATCTGTTGCTGCAGGTGTTGCAACATTAACAATCGCTGGTTACGCTGGAGATATTACTGTTACAGGAACTGGTAATGTAAAAGTATTTGTATACGGTTCTGAGTATGCTAAAGGAACTTCTAATGCAGGTACATCAGTAGATGCTGCTTTTGAGCAATTTAGTAACAAACCAATTATCTTAAGAGATAAATACAATGTAAACGGTTCTGATACTGCTCAAATTGGTTGGGTTGAAGTAACTACTGAAGCTGGAACTTCTGGATACTTATGGTATTTAAAATCTGAGCACGAAGCAAGAATTCGTTTTGAAGATCAATTAGAAATGACTATGATCGAAGCAGAAAAAGCAGCTTCTCCAATTACTCCAGCTGCTGGATTAGGTGGTGGATCTGAAATTACTGGATCTGATGGGTTATTCTCAGCTTTAGAAAACAGAGGTTTAGTATATTCTGATGCTGACTTTGGTGGAACTGATGGTTTAGCTGACTTTGATTTAATCTTACAAGAATTAGATAAGCAAGGAGCTATTGAAGAAAACATGATGTTCTTAGATAGAGCTTCTGCTTTAGGTATTGATAATATGTTAGCAGCTCAAAATTCTTATGGTGCTGGAGGTACTTCTTATGGAGTATTTGACAACTCTGAGGATATGGCTTTAAATTTAGGTTTCTCTGGATTCAGAAGAGGTTCTTACGACTTCTATAAAACTGACTGGAAATACTTAAACGATGCTACCACTCGTGGATTAGTAGGGGATGTTGAAGGTGTTATTGTACCAGCAGGAACTTCTACAGTTTATGATCAACAATTAGGTAAAAACATTTCAAGACCATTTTTACACGTACGTTATAGAGCTTCTGAAGCTGATGACAGAAAAATGAAATCTTGGATTACTGGATCTGTTGGTGGAAACTACACAAGCGACGAAGACGCAATGAACGTTCACTTCTTATCAGAAAGATGTTTATGTGTACAAGGAGCTAATAACTTTGTATTGTTGAAAAAGATTTCAGCATAATAAAAACTAGTGTAATATTTACCCTTGTTGTATATACGAGGGTAGGTATTACCTTTATTAAATTATTTAATTATATTATATTATGGCTAAAAAAGCTACAGCTACAAAAAGCGAGGTTGCGCCTCAGCCAACTGTTGCAAAAACGGCACCAGTTCAAAAACAATCAGTTAAACCAAAGTGGGAATATAAAAACAGAACTTATTATTTAAGTACAGGTAAGTCTCCTTTAATATTTACACTACCAGCAAAGCATAATGGTAGAAAACCTTTATTATGGTTTGATGAAGAATCTGGTTATCAAAGAGAATTAAGATACGCTACTAATCAAGCTAGCCCTTTTGTAGACGAACAAAAAGGACAAGTTACATTAGGTCGTATTGTATTTAGAGACGGTGTATTAACCGTAAAAAAAGAAGATGTTGCACTGCAAAAATTATTATCATTATATCATCCATTAAGAAATAAAATATACAAAGAGCTTGATAAAGAAGCTAATTCTGTTAACGAACTTGAATGGATTGAATTTGAATTAGAAGCTCTTACAATAGCTAAAAACATAGATATAGATCACGCTGAAGCAATATTAAGATCTGAATATGGAGAAAAAGTTACAACTTTATCTACTAGTGAATTAAAAAGAGACTTGATGATATTTGCTAAAAGAAATCCATCATTATTTATTGAATTAGCTAATGATGATTCTATTCAATTAAGGAATACTGGAGCGAAAGCAGTTGAAGCAGGTATTTTAAGGTTATCAGCAGATCAGCGCACATTTACATATGGAGAGTCAAATAGAAAATTAATGACTGTTCCTTTTGATGAGCATCCTTATTCTGCATTAGCTTCTTATTTTAAGACTGATGATGGAATGGAAGTTTACAAAGCAATTTTAAAGAAACTTAACTAGGTTACACATTTTTATAGCGATTAGGCTGCATTAGTGTGGCCTAATTACTATAAATAAAAATAAACATATGAGCGTAAGTGTAGATACAGTTTACCAAAGAGTATTAGGTATACTTAATAAAGAACAAAGGGGTTATATAACACCGCAAGAATTTAATTTATTTGCTAATCAAGCGCAAATGGATTTATTTGAGCAATACTTTTACGATATAAACCAATTTGGCAGAATACCTGGAAACGATACGGAATATTCTGATATGCTAAATATACTTAATGAAAAAATAAATATATTTGAAACTTCCTCTTCTCCTAATAGAATTGGAAATTATTTTATTTTACCAGATAATTTATACAGATTAGGCTCAGTTATATATAAAAATGAAACAACAAATTCTTTTGGCGTTACTTCTACAGAAGCTATTGAAGCAGAACGTATAAACGCTAATGAGTTTTTATATATAAACTCCTCACCTTTAACAAAACCACAAAACATACGCCCTATATTTGTTGCTAACTCAAACGGCATAAGAGTATATGGTAATTCAGAAATAACTGAAGGTACTGATATAGAAATACAGTATATAAAGAAACCAGCAAAAGTACAATGGAAGTACCAAAATGTATTTGGAGAGGCTTTATATGATGCTACCTATTCAGTAGACTTTGAACTACATTCTTCTGAAGAAACTGAATTGGTTTTTAAAATATTAGAATTAGCTGGAATATTGATAAAAGACCTATCTGTATACCAAGTAGCTAATAGTGAAGAACAAGAAACTATTCAACAAGAAAAAGCATAATATATGGGTTTAATAAATCAAACAGATGAACAATACTATTTAGGACCTGATGGTGTTTGGAATAGTTTTGATGAAAACTACGGTAGTTATCAGTTTACTAGTATAAAAGATATTATAAATAATTTTATGATAGCTTATGTTGGTGAAGAAAAAATTATAAGCAAAGCAAAAAGAACCGACGTAATGTTTCATGCAAAACGCGGTATTCAAGAGTTTAGCTTTGACTTACTGCCTTCTATTAAATCTCAAGAAATAGAAATTGGTACAAATTTAAGCTTTATACTTCCTAAAGACTATGTTAACTATGTGAAGCTAACTTGGTTAGATGAAAGCGGTATAGAACGAATTATATACCCTACTAGTAAAACAAGTAATCCATTACCTATACTACAAGATAATAATATGGAATATTTGTTTGATGAGCAAAGTGAAGAAATAATCACAGCGGATGAATCTGAAACTAGAAAAAAATTTCAATCATCTGGCAGTCCTAACAAAGAATATGCTGATAATATTAACAATGAAGATTTATTAAACGGAGCTTCTTTTGGAAGAAGATATGGGTTAAATCCTGAGCATTCTCAAATTAACGGGGTGTTTTATATTGATCCATTGCAAGGAATTATTTTCTTTGATTCTTCTATGGTAAATCGCATTGTAACTTTAAAATACATTTCAGATGGTTTAGCTACTGATGAAGAAATGGTGGTACATAAATTTGCAGAAGAGGCTTTATATAAATATATTGCTTATTCTATTTTATCTACAAGAGCTAACACTCAGGAATATATAGTATCTAGATACAAAAGAGAAGCTGCAGCAGCTAGAAGAAATGCTAAAATACGTTTATCTAAAATTAAAATAGAGGAAATTACACAGGTAATGCGTAATAAATCTAAAATTATAAAACACTAGAATATGCCAGAATTGATCCATACGTTTACATCAGGGAAAATGAACAAAGACCTTGACGAGCGTTTAGTGCCAAGCGGCGAATATAGAGATGCTATAAATTTAGAAATCTCTACTTCTGACGGTAGTAATGTTGGTGCTTTACAAAATATAGCAGGTAATGCTTCTAAATTTTATAGAAGTTTAAACCCTAGTACAAATGTATATACTTCTTGGACAAGCGGTTATATTAACTCATTAACAAACCCATCTAAAATTGGTCAAATAAAAGATGATGTTAATGAAAAGATATATTGGTTTATAGCTAGTGACAATGTAAGTGCTATTGCTGAGTATGACCAAAAAACAGAGGTGGTATCACCTATATTAGTAGACACTAATAATATATTAAAATTTAGCAAAGACTATTTAATAACAGGTGTAAATATTATTGAAGGTTTATTATTTTGGACAGACAACCAAACTGAACCAAAAGTAATTAATGTAAAAGATTTTAAAGAAGCTAATAAAAATAGCGATTTTATAACTCATAGTGTTTTTTATGGAGCAGACAGTAATTTAGCTCGTGATTTTATAGAATCAGATATAACTGTAATTAAAAAAGCGCCTGTAAACCCATTAGTTTTAGAATTATCAAATACTAAAGCTGTAGATGCTAATGGAAATCCCGCTATTATAAATGGCACAGCACAGCAAAACTTTATTATAGATGATATAAATAATCCACCCGAAAGAATACCGGCACCAATAGGTACTCAATTTACTATAAATTGGTTGTCAAGCCCTTATCCGTTTTATTCTGTTGGGGATGTATTAACATTCGAAGGTTTTATACCAATAGATGGTGGTGGCACAGAAGAATATATTGTAAGAGCGGAGGTATTAAGCGTACCACAAGGTGAAACACAAACTTCTATAGTTATTTCTATACTATCTGTTCCAGAAACCTTGCAAGATGTGACTATAACATGGTCTGTAGCTTTAGAAGAAGACCCTTTCTTTGAATTTAAATTTCCTAGATTTGCTTATAGATATAAGTATAAAGACGGTTATTACTCTTCCTTTTCAACATTTTCTGAAATAGCATTTTTACCTGGAGATTTTGATTATGAGCCTAAAAAAGGCTATAATCTAGGAATGGTAAATCAAATGAAGCAATGTGTTATTAAAAATTTTGCTAACTTAGATACTCCTATTGATGTTGTAGAAGTTGATTTACTTTATAAAGAAGCCGGCAATCAAACCGTTTACGTTGTTGATACTTTTAAAAGAAATAGCGATATATGGAATGCAAATGAATTTATTATTAAATCTGAAATTATTTCATCAGCATTACCATCAAATCAAATATTAAGAGTATATGACAATGTACCTCGAAAAGCCAAGGCTCAAGAAATAACTGGTAATAGATTGGTTTACGGCAATTATTTACAAAATTTTAATTTAATAGATGAATTAAATAATCAAGTAGTGCCTTCTTTAGACGTTTCAATTTCTCATAATTCAGATTTAGAGGTTTTTCCTAATGTTCCTAATAAATCAATAAAAACACAAAGAACATATCAATTAGGTGTTGTTTTTCAAGATAATTATGGACGCCAAACACCTGTTTTTTCTTCTGAGTCTGCTGCCGTTAAATTATTAAAAAATCAATCTATAAATTATAATAACATAACAGTAAAAGCAAAAGGTAATAAACCTAAAGAGTTTACTGGTTTTAGATATTATATAAAAGAAACTTCTAATGAATATTATAATTTAGCTATGGACCGCTGGTATGACGCAGCTGATGGTAATGTTTGGATTAGCTTCTCTTCATCAGATAGAAATAAAGTAGATGAAGAAACATTTTTAGAATTAAAAAAACGACATGACTCTAGTGAACCTGTATTAGAGTCAGCTAAATACAAAATAATAGCTATATCTAATGAAGCTCCTACATTCTTAAAAGAAACAGTTGCTGTATTAGGGCAAGTGTCTGGTTCTATAGACCCAACATCTGCGCCTGAACCTAATTTCCAGTTGTTTAGAGTTAAGAAACAAGATGTAGATAGCAACTCCTCTAAAGCAATTTTAGAACCATCTTCTATATCAAAGACTAGATTGGTTAGGTTTTTTGATAATCAAAATATATCAGAGTATTATAAAATATCAATTATTGAAGAATTTAATATAGAAGGAGTTGACTGGTATTCGGTCGGCATTGAAAATAAATTTGGAGATGACGTAAAATGGATGTTTGATGATTCTAGCAACCTTATCGAAGGGGTTTCAACTGAGTTTTCTTTAAAAGAATTTGAAAATAAGCCAGAATTTGAAGGTAGATTTTTTGTAAAACTATATAAAGACACTACTTTACAAGAATATTTATTAAACAGCGATAATTCCGCTAATTATATTGTTGCTCAAGGGTTCAACTTAGGCTGGACTGACGTTTTTCTTTCAAGAGATGATATTTTAAGTCCTTATTGGGACCAAGGGTTCTTTATAGATAATGGAACTGTTGCTTATGCTCCAGGTGGTAAACCAAGCAGAGGTGGTGGATTTACTATAGGTGGACAAGATTTAACAATAGGTTTTGCGGGTATATGGGATGAGGGACCTGATTTTGGAGTTGGTAAAACAGTCTATACACAATACAGAAGAGCAGTTAGTATATTAGAAAGTGTAGGTGGCTTATTTAGATTTAAAGAAGACCCAGATGGTGTAGTGTATAGAATAAAAGAAGTAGAACCTGTAGAGGCTTTTAGGAATTACCAAGATGATCGAACTAAAGAAAGTTATAATAATGGATCTAATAAAAGAAAAAGATGGTATTTAAAAGTACAGCCCTTAGATCCAGCAAATGGAACTGGTTTATTCCAAGGGCCTTCTGGTTGGTCATTCCCAGCGCCAGCAGGAACGTATAAAGGGTGGAACCAGCCTGGATCTCCACAAATACAGTTTTTATCAGCAATACCAGACGGTACTGCATTTACATCAACAAATCCAGCTATATTTGAAACAGAACCAAAAGAATCTGCTGAATTAGAAATATATCATTCTGCTTCAAAAATATATCCAATTTCTGAATATGGTAATGCTCATACATTAGATTGGTTTAATTGCTATTCATTTGGTAATGGAGTTGAATCAGATAGAATAAGAGACGACTTTAATGCAACTACTATTGATAATGGACCAATTGTTTCTGCTGTTTTAAAAGAACCTTATAACGAAGATCGTAGGTTAACTGGTTTAATATTTTCACAAATATTTAATTCAGTATCAGGTGTTAATGATTTAAATCAATTTATTCAAGGAGAAAATATTACTAAAGATTTAAATCCTATATATAGCTCTATACAAAAGCTACATTCTAGAGATACAAATTTGGTAACTCTTTGTGAAGATAAGTGTTTACGTATACTAGCTAATAAAGATGCTTTATTTAATGCAGATGGTAATGCTAATGTTACATCTAATACCAATGTACTAGGTCAAGCTGTACCTTATGTTGGTGAATTTGGAATTAGTAAAAACCCAGAAAGCTTTGCTTCTTATGGTTATAGGGTTTATTTTACAGACAAAAACAGAGGTGTTGTTCTTAGATTATCAAACGATGGACTTGAAGAAATCTCTAGATATGGTATGAGCGACTTTTTTGCTGATAATTTAAAAGAATCAGACACTGTTTGGGGTAGTTTTGATGACGATAAAGGAGCTTATAATGTTTCATTAAGCAAACTATCTAATGAATGGAGTAACAAGCTAGAAGATGGTGTTATTAGTTCTGGGGTAACTGATATAGTAAAACCAACATCAACTACAATTAGCTTTAAAGAGAGCGTTAAAGGATGGGAGAGCAGAAAAAACTTTAGCCAAGAAGGAGGTATAACTTTAAATGATAGGTATTATACTTTTAAAAACGGTATAACCTGGGAGCACAGGGTAGCTGGGGTTAATCAAAATAATTTTTACGGAACCCAATATGATAGCGCCGTCACGTTGTTAATTAATGATATGCCTACTGTTGTAAAAAAATATAAAACTTTAAACTATACAGGTAGTCAATCTAGAAAATATGTGTATAGCAATAATGATTATGATAGCTTAAATATTGCAGAGGTATCAGAATTACAGCTGCAAGATATAACTTCAGAAACTTTAGATAAAAACGGTTGGTATACTAATTATATAAAAACAGATTTACAGGAAGGTTATATAAAGCAGTTTTTAGATAAAGAAAATAAGTGGTTTAATTATATAAAAGGGGATGCTACTTATTTTAATAGTAATGCTGACAACAACATTGATTCAAAAGAATTTTCAGTTCAAGGTATTGGAAGAGCTTCTGTTGTAACAGCACCGCCTATTAGTACTTATAATGTTCGTGTATTTAACAATAATACTTCTGTGAATTATACTATTTCTGAAATAACCTTTACAGCAACTGTTGGTGATGATTTAAATGATACTGGTGTGCAAAGCTTATTAATAACACCAGATGAAGGGTATACTATATCAACTTCTAACTTTAGTATAATAAATACACCTACTGAAATAATAAATACCTCATTTACTCAATCTAGTGATAATATTATATTTAGCTTTGAGTTTGCAGATAATACATTAATGCCTAGTAACAATGTAGATTTTGCTTTAGAAATACAAGGCACTGCACAGGATCAATTATATTTAATTCAAGGCGGTTATGAAATTAACGGAACAAATAGTACTCCTAATCAAGAAGTAAGTGTATATACTGGAGCAGGAGCATTTAATAGTACTTCTGTTATATTAACAAAAACTGTGAATGCAGATAATGGGTATTATTTCTTTGAAGAGCCTCAATTATCAATAGCAATAGGTAATCAAAACAACTATGATGTAGTAGCAAATAAAACTTATGACGTAGATCAAAACTTAGTAGCTGTTGAGTTTGTAGTTTCATATACATTCCCTAATGTAAACATAACTGGTGATTCAATTGTTATACAAGCAAACGCAATACCTATTATTGTTGAGACTCAGCTAATAAATGGATTTACTTTAAATGGAAATAGCGGATATACTTACACAGCTAATTCAGCAGGTGAAACTTTAACGTTAAATTTAATTGGCGACCCAGGGGCTTTATATTCTGTTGAATTAATAGATGTAAATTTAGATTCAACAATATATGCTTCTAATGTTGCTATGGGTGCTACCGGAGTTGCGGAAATACCAAATATTATTATACCTTTTATTGAAGACGAAAAAAGCCCTTATGAATTAAAAATAACCGGAGATATAAACACTAATATTGTTAATGACCCACCTTCTATTACAATAGATATAGAACAACAAGCACAAGTGGGATTAAAAATTATAGCTGAAACAGATAATCCTGAACTTGAAGTAACTGGATCTCCTAAAACATCTTTGGTTAGTGCTAATATAGAGTATGTTCCAGGACAAGAACCTGTGATTAATTTTTCTTTTATAGCAACTACTGCAACTAGTTCAAGTAAGAGTATATTTGAGTACGCAGTAATAAATGCTTCGTCTTTTACACCCGCTATCCCATCTCCAGATATAGGTGACGAGGATTGGGTTTATTCTTTACAAAGTATTTCACAAAGTTTAAACAGCCCTGATAATAATGAGTTTACTGTAACCGGCTCTATAATTGTTAATCTATCAGGTGATAATTATATAACACATACGCTAGACTTAGATTCTTTTATATATACTTCTCCTAGTGCTACATATAACAGTGTTATTTTATTAGAAGAATGCTCGTCTTCTACTGGTATTGGTAGACCTATTACAGAAATAAGTGAAGAAGATATTACTATTGGCGAAGTTTTAATGTGGAATAACGATGGTACTTTACAAACTTTACCAGAAGGTACTTATAAAATGACATATAATTTAAATAATAATCAAACATATAATGTTTTAGATATTATAACTTCAACATATCATATTATAGTTAACACCAGTGGAGCTATAACTGATATTATTCAAGAATGTAACCCTTAACATAATGGACCAAATAACATTAAAATTTTCATACCCTATTAACACATCTGTTCAAGTTGGAGATATAACTTACTTTACAAATTCAACTAATTCTTATAAATCAGATGAAATACAAAAAATAGGCAAGATACTTAGCATTGATCAAAATACTAATACTATAATATGTGAAATTACAACCTCACAAGAAAGACCTACTGAGTCTAGTTTTATATTATTTTCAAAAGACAATACTCAAAACACAGGATCACTATTAGGCTATTTTGCTAGATTGCAATTTAGGAATGACTCAACAGATTATGCTGAAATTTTTTCAATTGGTTCTGAAGTGTTTGATAGTAGTAAATAATACGTAATAATAAATTATAAAAACTTAATAAAATGATTGGACAAATAGTTGGTGGACTAGTCGGACTTGCTGGCGGTATTTTCGGTAGCGGAGAAAGAGCAAGAGCGCAAAGAAGAGCTCAAGAGGAGTTCAATAGAAGAAAAGAGCAATATGAAAACATTGATACTTCTAATGTATATCAAAATATGCAGAATACTATGGAAGATCTTACCGTTAATCAACAGGCGGCTAATTTTCAAGCTCAACAGCAGCAACAAGGATTAGCTAACACTATGAATTCTATGAATGCAGCAGCAGGGGGTTCTGGCATTGCAGCATTAGCTCAATCTTTAGCTAACCAACAAGCTCAAAATTTACAAGCTGCTTCCGCAGACATAGGTAGACAAGAATCAAGAAATCAAATGGCAAGTGCTCAAGAAGCAGGTAGATTACAGTTATATGAAGCAAAAGGCGAATTAATTTCAAGAGATGCTGAACAAGACAAGGTAGAAACATTGATGGGAATGGCACAACAAGATTTAGCTGCAGCTAATCAAGCTAGACAAAAAGCTACAAATAGTATAATGGGTGGCGTTGGAAGTTTATTAGGTGCTGGAGCCGGTTTCGTAGGGGGTCTAGATAGTATGAAAGATAATCCAATTGCTAAACTTTTTAAATAATAATATAATATGAATGCAAATTTAGTAAAAGGGCAAGCACTTGTAAATCAAAGCAGGGTTAACAATTGGGCAGACTCTTTTCAAAAAAGTTTTAATGAAGGACTTAGAATCAACGCTATTGTAGCAGCTCAAGAAAAAGCAGAAAAAAAAGCTATTAGTAACAAAGTTGCTTCATATATAAATTCACTAAACGAGCCTGATTTAACTAATCTAACTCCAGAGCAAAATAGTGCAGTCACTAATTTTTTAGTAGACCAAAGAAATTCTTATGCAAGTTTAGCAAAAGAAATTACAAAAATTGATGCTGCAGAAAATCCATCAGAGTATGCTGCTGTTAGAGATAAAATGAATGGTATTAAAAATTCATTTTCAAATCTAGCAACACAGTTAAACACATACAAGCAAGATAAATTATCTTATTTAAAAGATTTTGATGACAAAAGAATTTCAAATGGTAATTCTATAGGTTCATTAAATGAAGCTGCTAAAATATATACTAATGAAGGTTCTATGGGTGTTGGTCCTGGAGGTCAGTTAGTGTTTTTTGATGACAATGCTGGCGAATATAAAAATTATATGGAAATCAATAAGCCTTTTTTAAAGGATTTTAGAACAGCAGATTCTATATTAAAATTAAACGAAAATATTTATAGCAGTGGTCAATCTTTAGTAGGAGCAAGAAAAACAATGGTTCAAAGCACACTGAAAAATTTAATAAACTCAGGAGGTAGAGATACATTAGTTTCATTAGCCACAGATGATTTTTTAGTAGATGGAGGATTAAACATACCGAATAAAGAGTTGTTTGAGCCTGGAAACGAAGACATATTAGAACAAGAAGTTTTAACAAAGTATATGGACTTTTTATCTGAAACTGCTGCTCAAGGAGCTATTGATAAAAGACCTCCAGCTAGGGCAAATTCAGGTGGATTTAGTGGTGCTTTAAAAGATGAGGTTAATTTAGCAGAAGCAGCTATACTGCCTAATGCTTTAAATTTTGCAAATTTAGCAACAGCAAACCCTTCGCCAGAAGAAATTACAGCTCAAATAAATAACATCGATCCTACAGCAAAAGCAAGACCTTATATTACAAAAGGACAGCTATTTGAAATGTTTTTTGAAGCAAATGAATATGATGATGATGAAATAGAAGAAGCTGCTAAAGATTTTACAAAAGAAATACCACAAGCTAATTTATATAAATACAATCCTAGCTCTCCTGGCGATTCAAGACCAATTTCATTAAACATAAACGATCCAAAAGCTTTATATGATTTTTACTTAAAAAATTCAAATTTAAGTTCAAAAGCTACTAACTATTTTATAGGTAATTGGAATAAATATATCGGTAGCACTAATAAAACCAAAAAAACAAAAACTAATAATACCGGAAGCGGAGCTTACGATAATCTATAATTAAATGGAAGAATTATATAATCAACTATATAACGACGGTAAATATACTAAAACATTTGAAGATTTTAAGGTTCAATTTGGCAATCCTGAAAAATCTGAGAAATTATATATAGCTTTAAATGAGGCAGGAGACTACACTAAGTCTTTTGATGAATTTAAAACTCAGTTTAGTATACCAGCAAAGATACAAGACTCTGCAAGTGCGGATCCAACTGTGGAGTCAGTAGAAGATACGGGATTCAAATTGGAGGATGGTTCTTCGGAATTACAAGATGCTGGTGACTTTAGTAAAACTCA